AAGTAAGACAGAGAGCATTGAGGGCAGGTTACAGATCAGGACTAGAACAAGACACTGCAAAGTTCTTAAAGAAAAGAAGAATAGGTTTTACATACGAAGAGATGAAGATCAAATGGATAGACCCTAAGATCAAGACCTACACTCCTGACTTTGTATTAGACAACGGTATAATCATTGAGACTAAAGGAAGGTTTATATCTCCTGATCGTGCCAAACACTTAGCAGTTCGTAATCAACACCCTGAGTTAGACATACGGTTTGTGTTTACAAATAGTAAATCAAAGCTTTACAAAGGAAGTAAAACAACGTACGGTATGTGGTGTAACAAGTATGATTTTAAATACGCTGACAGGTATATACCTGAAGCATGGCTAAAGGAACCAAAGAGATGAAACTTACTTTACATAAAGTTATTCGAGAACCATTTGAGTATCCTGAACTAATCGATAACACTACAGGAGATAACCCCATCTGTGTTGTTTACTTATCTGAGTTCAACGGTAAGGTAGAAGAAACAGAAATGTTATACAGTACATTTGATGAAGCTTACGAAGAATCTAATAGAGTGAATAGAACTATAGAAGGTGTTGTTATAGAGAACAGCGATTTATACGATGCTTAGAAAAAGAAAAACAGTATTAGTTTATACATGTGCTCACGCTGATCCAGGAACAAGCAATGAAAGATTTGATTGGCTAGGTGCGTTTATCTACGACTTGAAACCAGACTACGTTGTAGACTTAGGTGATGGTGCTGACATGCGTAGCTTGAATAGTTTTGATACAAAGTATCCTCAAGCAATAGTGTCTCAAGGTTATGAACGTGACATCAACCACTACAACGATTCACAGGAGAGGTTACGTTGGAAGTTCAGACATCACAAAAGAAAGCGTCCATACTGGATAGGGTTCGAGGGCAACCATGAGAATAGAGTCAAGAAAGCTATCGCCCATGATCCAAGACTTCAGGGAGAGAAGTACGGGATTTCCTTCGGGCATCTTCAAACGAAGCAATGGTTTGACGAATACCATGAGTACCGTAATTCAGCCCCCAGTATCGCTGATTACGATGGCGTATCTTACGCTCATTTCTTTGGTGCAGGTAATTATGGCACACCTGTCTCTGGTGTTCATCATGCTTACACCTTACTACAAAACAGGAATCACAGTTCTACTTGTGGTCACAGTCATAAACGTAGTATGTATTTCAAAGATTCTGCACATCCTAATTCGATTATCGGGCTTGTCGCAGGGTGTTTCAAAGGCTCTGAAGAGTCATGGGCAGGTCAGTCAAACAATGAATGGTGGAAGGGTGTTGTAGTAAAACGTGAACTAGAGAACGGTGTATATGAGCCTGAGTTTATTTCACTAAGCACCATCCGTAAACTCTATGGGGGGAAGGATGTTTGATTACGAGGGGCAGTTAGATTTATTAATAGAAAGCTATGGATTAGCTCAGTTATTAGAACAGAATGATATAACAGAGAACGTTGTTCTTGGGTTGTTGATTGAAAGAGGAGACATAGACTTGGGGGATTACTTCTTCAAGGACATGCCATTTGATATACTAGAAGAGGAGTTAGAATATGATAAGTGAATCTTGGGAATACTACAAAGAAGTTTACAAAGACATGATGAGTCTTGGTCAGTATCAGAGTGCTGCAGCTAAGACTGCAATGTACAAACATAATCACAAGGTACTTTACCCTGCACTTGGACTAGCAGGTGAAGCAGGTGAGGTAGCTAACAAAGTAAAGAAGATGTTACGAGATGATAACCTAGATAAAAATGCTATTGCATCTGAGATAGGAGATGTCTTGTGGTACGCAGCTATGTTGTCTAAAGATTTAAACATAGAACTACACGATGTAGCTATGAAGAATCTAGAGAAACTATATGATCGTAAAGAACGTGGAACTATACAAGGGGATGGTGACGAGAGATGAGCAATTATCTACCAACAGACTACCAAGCATTCATTCACACATCACGCTACGCTAGGTGGTTGGATGAAGAACAAAGACGTGAGACATGGGGTGAGACAGTAGATCGATACATGTTTAATGTTGTTCGTTCGTTGGTAGATTCTAGTATTTGTAATGAGATAGAACAAGCAATACTATCTCTCGAAGTAATGCCAAGTATGAGAGCAATGATGACTGCAGGTGCAGCCTTGGATAGAGACAACACTGCAGGGTACAACTGTAGTTACCTACCCGTAGATGATCCTAAGTCCTTCGATGAGGCTATGTTTATTCTGCTCTGTGGTACTGGTGTTGGCTTCAGTGTCGAGAGGCAGTTCGTTTCTAAGCTTCCAGAGATACCAGAACTCTTCGAGAGTGATACTACCATTGTGGTAAAGGACAGTAAGGAAGGGTGGGCTAAAGCTCTTCGACAAGTTATTGCTCTTCTCTATAGTGGTGAGGTTCCTAAGTGGAACGTTAGTAGGGTAAGACCTGCAGGTGCTAGGCTGAAGACGTTTGGTGGACGTGCTAGTGGACCTGCTCCTTTGGTTGACTTGTTTAACTTTGTAGTACATGTATTCAAAGAAGCACAAGGACGTAAGCTATCAAGTATCGAAGCACACGACATCATGTGTAAGATAGGTGAGGTTGTAGTAGTAGGTGGTGTTAGACGTAGTGCTATGATCAGTCTATCTAACCTATCAGATGATAAGATGCGACACGCTAAGTCAGGTGAGTTTCCTGCTCATAGATACTTAGCTAACAACAGTGTAGCATACGTAGAGAAACCAGATAGTCTTTCATTCATGCGTGAGTGGATGGCTCTAGTAGAATCAGGAAGTGGAGAGAGGGGTGTATTCAATAGACAAGCAAGTAAGAATCAAGCTGCGAAGAATGGCAGACGTGATCCTAACTACGACTTCGGAACTAATCCGTGTAGTGAGATTATTCTTAGGCCGTATCAGTTCTGTAATCTTACAGAGGTTGTTGTCAGGGCTACGAATACTGTGGACGATCTGGAGCGAAAAGTCCGTTTGGCAACAATATTGGGAACTATCCAATCCACATACACCAACTTCCCCTACTTGCGTAAAGTGTGGCAGAGAAATACAGAAGAAGAACGACTGCTTGGTGTGTCATTAACTGGAGTCCAAGACAACCCACTTATGACTTTAAAGAACAAAGGATTAGATAAGACACTAGAAAGACTTCGTGAGGTTGCAGTAGCTACTAACGATGAGTGGTCTAAACGTCTTGGTATTAATTGTAGTACAGCTATATCGTGCAACAAACCATCGGGAACTGTCTCCCAACTTGTTGACTCTTCTTCTGGTATTCATGCTAGGTATAGTCCTTACTATGTACGAACAGTAAGAGGTGACAACAAAGACCCTCTCACTCAGTTTATGAAAGATCAAGGTATACCAAGTGAGCCATGTGTTTACAAACCAGATCAGACTACAGTGTTTAGCTTTCCAGTACAAGCACCAACCAATGCTGTAGTAACATCTGACTTGTCAGCTATCGATCAACTAGAAACGTGGTTGATGTATCAACGTCATTGGTGTGAGCACAAACCTAGCGTGACAATCAACGTAAAGAAAGATGAATGGTTTCAGGTGGGTGCATTTGTTTACGAACACTTCGATGAAATGTCTGGTGTAAGTTTCTTACCATACGATGATCACATCTATCAGCAAGCACCTTACCAAGAGTGCACTAAAGATGATTACAAAGAACTTATTAAGACAATGCCTAAGAGTATTGATTGGACTAAGCTATCAGAGTATGAGTTAGAAGATACAACTAAGTCTAGTCAAACATTTGCATGTACTGGGGAGTCGTGTGAGATTGTAGACATATCAGCATAGGAGAACTTGATGGGAAACAGCGGTATATACTGGATAGATTCAGTCTTTGATTCTTGTGTTTTATTTCTGTTGTGGTCAGCTAAGATGATGGGTATTACATACGAAGAAATAAATGTATATCTTTTTTGTATTGCAGTTCCGTTAATAATAGTGTATCAACATTATAGAATCAAGTATCTAAAGAGGAGAGCCTATGGCTAGTTGTGAAAAATGTAATGGCTTGTTGGATGATGATGGTATATGTGGTGAGTGTCTTGCTATTGAAAGATCAGTTGATTTAGTAAACAACCCTGTTCACTACAACCACAGTGGGATAGAATGTATACAAGCTATCGAAGCTATGACCGAGAACATGTCTGGTAGTATAGCACCACATGCCGCCAATGTTCTCAAGTATCTTTGGCGTTGCGAGTACAAGAATGGTTTAGAAGATATAGACAAAGCTATCTGGTATCTCAATAGACTACGCAAGAGATGGACTGATACGCATAAGTAAAGAAAAAACCCCCTTGGATTTCTCCTTGGGGGTTTATTTTATTTCTTTTTTCTTTTCTTACCAGAGGCGGTCACTGACCACTTGACTCTCTTTGGTCCTGTTTTCTTTCTGGCTTCACTCTTTGATATTTTTCCTGCAACTGCTTTAGGTCTACACGCAGGGTAGCCTCTGCGTTTATCTTTCTTCCCTGACCTTCCACACTTTTTACCTGTCTTGACATCACGCCAATCCTCTTTGAACCATTTACCTAGACCTTCTTTAGCCATATTACTTCTTCTTCTTTACTCTGTTGTCCTTGCCTTTCCAACCACCACCTTTAGACTTGTACCACTTAGCAGCCCAAGCATTTGCGTATGCTGAAGGATAGACCTTGAACTTCTTCTTAGCTTCTGCCTTGGCTCTAGACCACAGAGCAGGTTTTGTAGGTGTAGGACTCGCCATGTTAGCCTACCTTACAGTTACAGTCAGGACCACAATTCTTATTTAAGATTGCACACCCTATTCTTTTTAAATATCTCCATAACCATTTTACTATCTTCATGTTGAAACTCCTATTTCTACACATGTTCCTTGTGAAAAGACACCTCTTGAAATAAACATATCTACCATATTACGCATCTCTATACGACATTCTTCTCTAGTTCTGTATAAGTTTTCATTGTTGACTGTCAGAGTACACGTTGCTGAATTGGTAGGTGACATACAGAACATTACTATAGCTAACCACATCAGAAACTAAACTTAGCCCCTACAGTTACGTCACCAAACTCTAGGTCTGCGTCTGTTGAGACTTCAGTATATAGGTTGATGTTTGTACTAGGTACTTCGTAGTCTGCAGTGAAATCTAGACCTTGAAAGATGTTTCCTTCTTCTAGCTCTAACATATCAATATCAGTAGCTACACTTAGACCAATACCCAATGTAGTTATTCCTGCAGATGGGGTCAGTTCCCATTCCCATTCTTCTACACCAGTAGTGTAGTTTAGGTCAGTCTCTGCACCTATCGACAACGTTTGCCCTACTACAGAAAAATCCATAGATGATACCTTAGTTGCTGCTATCGCAAGAAAGCCCATTACCGTTACTATACTAATAGTTATTGTCTTCATTGTATTTATCCTTTTACCATTTTACTTTAGCAGCCCAATACGCTGCACTCATCTTTCCCTTTTTAATATTCTTAGCATGTCGTGCACGAAAAGCCTTATTCCTAGCTGAACCTTTAGGGCTTCCTCTGACACCTTTCTGACCAAACCTGATAACAGTTTCTTTTCCATTGACACAAGCCTTTACTACATGAGATTTAGTAGGATGTTTGGGTGTAGCTCTAGGACTATTACACTTCATCTTTGACTTGTTAAGCCGTGCTGCCATTTTTCTTTCCCCTTAGTGTTGCTATAAGAGTAAGTAAACCACGTCCCATTTCCTGTGGACTAGGTGCTAACCAACCTAGTACTAGAAGTATCAATACCCAGGGTGGTATCTCATTTATATTTATGTTCTCCACACTATCAGTACTTACTTTATTCTTATCGTTACTTTGATTTAGGTTCCCTTCAAGAGTCTGTAAGCTAATCTCTTGATCTGTATTTGTAGAGTTACCTACTGTCTGTGAGTTTGTTTTACCTGCCTGTGTATTAGCATTGACACTAGGTCCACCTCCACCACCAAGTAGGTTCATAGGATTCAACATGCAACCTGCTAGTAGGCTACCTAGAATCAGACTTGCTATAAGATTCCTCATGGATTACCCTCGTTGGAGTTACTGTTGTCTTAGATTCTTTACCCATCCATATACCAAAGCACCCTGTCAGAGCACCCATACAGACTGACACCAGACCTGACTGTTGTATTGTCGGATCAGGCAAAGCCATATACCAATGAACAGCCTGATATGTTAGTATAGTTACAGCCAACATCATTAGCCTTGGTATAATTTTCCAATCATCAATTACTGTGTGTGCCATTATTCCTCGCATACTTTATAGCAATGTTTTTACTACGAGTAATTATTATAACATTACCGTTCTTATCATATACTACAAACTTATTATTTACTTCTATCAACCTCAAAGCAATGTACCGCTGATTTACTATTCGTTACCATCACCCTTGCTCTTACCATTTCTTCTTTACAGGCTTCTTCTGATCCGTATGTACCTACTTGGTAGTACTCGAACTCATTCGTTCCCACTATGAACTGCATCCACACTAGGAACCACATCACCATCTACCTTGTTGTTTGCCGATGAAGTAGAATACCAATAGTAGCAAGCCGCCCCCAAGGATAAACATAACACCACCGATACCGAAATTAATAATCGCATCTACTCTCTCCTGTTTCTTGTAAAGTTCTTCTTTTCTTTGTCTACGCATTTTAGCTTCAATCTGTAAGACCTCTTCCCACGCACTAGGTCCGTAGTTCCAAGATATATGATCTTTTATCTCAGCCCTCATTTGTTCCATCTTCTTCTTGTTAGCAAATATCTCTAGAGCAGTCTCTTCGTCACTACCTTTGAATGTCTGCTTCCACCAAGGTGGGTTCTTTTCTCGTTCCTCTAAGTTAGTAAAGTCAGAGAAAGCTTTACCCCAATTGGCAAGCTGACCTGTCATTTCTTGCAAGTCTTTACCTGCACCAATAGCACCCTTCAATGCTTTGAAAGCACCTGATGCCATCATAACACAACTTACTGGGTCCATTACTTATCTCTTAGTGCTTGTTCTATACTATCTAGTTTATTAAAGATTGCCTTGACAGTTTCTTTTAGTTCTTTCATCTCTCTGTCGTAGGCTAACCTATTAGCTTCATACTGTGCTTGGAGTACTGCAATGTCTCTTTCGTTCTTACTTGACTTCATAAACAAAAACCAGACAATTCCTGCTAAAGGAGCGACTAACCACTGCATTATAAGTTCAAGCATCTCCATTACATCAACTCGAAATGTGGTGCATCGATGAAAGGTCTTCTGGATTGAGAACGTCTTAGGTCTACATAAGCCATCATAGCATCTTCTGATGTTCCTGGGTAGGTTCTTATGTCACCCTCACTCCACGCTGCTCCCCATTTTATACTACACCCTACTTCTTTAGCTGCTTCTTTGAAAGCATCACAGATGTTCTTCTCCCTCTTCTCCTC